GTTTGGTAGATTTATAGAAGACGAGGAGAAGTTTGACCCAGTAACTAGGGAGTTCATGGGTGGAGATGTAAATCCTGAAACTGGTATAAAATTAGAGCCGATGGCTTATTTTTATGAGGGTGAAGATGGTAAGATACCTTTTGCAAGGGATGAGATGATTCATTTTAATAAATACAGTGCGAATGCAAGGTTGTATGGGCAATCGCCAATTATAGGTCTTTCCAAAAAAATCGAAACTGCATTGGCCATAGAGTCATTCCAAAACAAAATCTATAGACTGGAAAGACCACCTAAAGGTTTCTTAGATGTGCCAGGCCACGATGAGGAAAGTTTGAATCGGCTTGGAGAATACATCGCAGAAGAGACAAGACGTAATCCGAACTTTATTCCTATTTTAAGCAGTAGGGAAGGAAACTCTACAGCGAAGTTTGTACCAGTTATGCCTAACATGGATGAGTTGATGATGTTACCTTACATGGACAGGATTAACAACGACATTAATGGAGCTTATGGAGTCATGCCATTGGTTGTTGGTCAGATGCAGGGAGTAGGTGGACTTAATTCAGAAGGAGAGCAGATTACAATATTTGACAGGACTATCAGGGAAACACAGCAGTGTGTCGAGATGGGTTTCATGAAACCTTTACTAAAACTTATGGAAATAGACACATGGAAAGTTAGATTTAATGATATTAATGAAAGAGATGAAACAAAATATTTGAACAATATGAACTTGAAGGCTCAGATATTAACCCAAATGCAGAATGTAGGAGTGGAGATGGATTTGGATGGTGAAGGCAATTTACAACTTCCTCAACAGTCAGAGGTGGTGCGTCAGGATTTTCGAAGCAGTTCTCAGGAGTCGCTGGAGGCCGAGGAGCTAAAAGAACATCAGGGTACATGGAATCGGCAGCTCGAGAGTTACGAGGAGTCCTTATACAAGAACTTAAACAACTCGAAAAAATAAGAACTTACGACGAATTACGCACACAAGTAAACGACATTGCAGTAATGTTAGCAAAGCGTATGCGTGATGCAATAATGGATGATATGGATTTTGCATTTAGAAATGGTTATAGTTCAGCATATGGTGAGATAAAAGGGATACAAAAGACAGCACCTAAGGCTCCAGATTTAAAGTTAGATGATTTGGATATTCTTAATTTATTAAAGAATGAAGGTGCTTTGTATAATGCATACAATCAATTTCAGAGCATTCTTGTTGAAAAGATGAATGCAGCAATAATGGCAGGCATAACGCAAGGAAGTAGTATTCCAGCGATAGTCCAGAACATGCGTCAAGTAGGAATTGGGGAGACTTACAAACTTACAAGGATAGCAAGAACTGAGATTAATCAGATAGCTAATGAAGGCAGGTTAAGAGGTTATAAAAGAGCAGAAGGAAGGATGGGAGTGCAGTTTAAGTATAGTTTAATAATTGGTAAAGACACAAGAACTTGTCCTGCCCATCAAGAATTGGATAGCCGTATTCCATCAAACGGAATGTATTTAAATGACTTAATTATGTTACAACAAGAGATAGGTTCTAAGTATAGGATGAATTTAAGAGGGCATTCTTTATTACATCCTAATCAAAGAACATCTTTAGTGAGGATAGTATGAAGCAATGTAAGAAATGTTTAGCAGGAGCAATGAGAGTCCACATTCTTAGCAGTGGTTTTTGTCAGGAGTGTCAGAGTGAGTTGGAGTGGAAGAACGCACCACAAGTACATAGAGGGCAGATGGAAAAGAAAGCGAGGATGCAGTATTACGAGAAGAGTGGGGAGTACGTTAAAAAGAAGTGGAAAAAGAAATACGGTGACGATAGCGTAGAACAGGTATTAGGTTACAAATGACAGTTAAAGTACAGATAAAAGAACAAAAGCAAGTAAAGAAATTCTTTAAGAGTTTAGGAGTTGATTCTGAGAAGGCAATAGACAATGTTTTACGGAACACTGCGGACGGCATAATGACAAGAGCTATGAAGAATCTTAGACAGGGTTTTAAAGCACCAGATGGAGAAGATGGTGGTGCTTTTGATGACGGCCATTTAGCGAATGGTTTTGATATTAAGGATGAGCCATTGCGTAAAGTAGTTGGTAATAATATAAAATATGCAGCACATATGGAATTTGGTACGGGTCCAGGTGCAGGTGAAAAGAAGTATATGCCACCTACAGAAGCAGATTCAAAATTGGCATATTGGTCAGTTAAAAAAGGCTATGATGCAGGCGGCGTAGCACAGTTAATTTATAACAGAGGAACTCTTCCCCGTAGATATTTAGGTAGGGCATTCCATGAAAAGAAACAAGGCATTCCTTTAGGGTTTGCAAAAATGCTTGCTTTAGAAATATCAAAATCTATTGGTAAAAAGGTAGCAGTAAAGAAAAGATAACCAAATAATACACACAAGTGTGTGCGTTATCTGCCAACCCGAGTAAATATTTTTCTTTTTATATCCATTCATGTGTGCGTTATTTGTGGCAGACGAAAGTGACACTGGTTGGAAAGTCTACCGACCAGAGTGGTATAATGACAGAGTAATGGAGACATATATCTCCGCTCCAGTCGTCGATAAACAGAACGACATGATACCTACAGGCACTATGAAAGAGGCCATGGATTTTTATATGCGCTATGGTGTGTATTCATACCGTCATGAGGAGATGCCTATTGGTCTTCCTTTGGCTTACAAAATTAAAAACGGCAAAGTTAAGATTAGAGTGGGAATCCACAATAAGGTTGGGATGCACGACAAAGTATGGAAAGAGATAGGAGATTACGGACCGTCGGGTGCAAGTAGTATTCGGGGCGAAGCCACAGACCAAGAGAAGGTATGTTTATCAGAAGACGACTGCCACAATCGTATTAACGAGCTTTCTCTTTGGTCTATTTCTTGGGTTGGCGATAATCCAGCTAACCCAGAGGCTAAAGTCACAGAGGTAGCAATGGCTAAATCCAAGAGTGTTCAGATGACTTTGGATGAGGTTGAGTCGATGGTTGAAAAGATAATAGAGCGGAAAGGTAGTGAATACTGTTTGTACGCTAAGAAGAACCGAAGGCTCTTAGGCTGCCATGATACTAAAGAAGGAGCTATACGTCAGGAAAGGGCTATACAAGCCCGTAGATTTGGTAAATCAGACGTGCTTGATGGCATTCTTACAAAGATAGAGAAGTACAAGATACCACAAGGAGTTAAAAAAGAAGCGATTAGAGGTAGAGAGCTTCGTAAGGAGTTTGGATATGGTGGTGGAGATGTTACAAAGGCAATTAACGCACACTTAATTAACAAACAATATGTAAGTTATGCAATGGCAATGAAGATTCACAAGTATTATAGAAGACATGAAACCGTAGACCCACAGGGTAAGAACTTTGACAATAAGAAAAGACCTAGTAAGGGATTGATTATGTGGAAGATGATGGGCGGAAATGCAGGACATAGCTGGAGTAAGAGTTTAGAAAACAAGGCCAAATCGTTAGATAAGGCAGAATGTCCTTGTACAATAAAGACAGAACGCTTACAGAAGTCCAATGATTATCTTAATGATATAATGCGTATGATAAAGTTTGGTGCATTCATTCAGAAGAAACCAGAAGATGAGAAAAAGCCTAAGAAAAAACCACGCAGCGGGACTCAACCTTCAGGAACATGGATGGCTAATTGTAAATATAATGCAAGAAAATTAAGCGTTAGTGATAAAGGGAATCCATTTACGCAAGGGCGTAAAGTAATAAGAAATGAAGGTGCATGGTGTGCAGAATTGTGGAGAAATCCAGGTAAATATGACCAACAATATAAGAAACCAGATGGCACTACAGGTAGAACAAGCGGTATGAAATTAAGAGATGCAGTTGGAAAGCCAAGTTGGAAGCCAGTCGAGAAGCCTCCTGCACGTTAACCCGAGTATTTTCTATTGTTTATATAGGTAGTCCCGAATAATGCACACATATGAGCAAATGTACTTGTGGAGATTCACACGCTGCGCCTGCTGACGAAGAAGTCATAGAGGCAGAGAAAAGTGAGGCTCTCGAAGAACCGATAGCAGAACTTGATAAGCATGAGGAGCTTTACAAGGATATGGAAGCAACTCTAGGAAAACTCAAAGAAGTCATGGCCTATTTAGAGGAAATGGCAGGCGAAGAAAAAGCTGAAGACGAGGAAGAAGAAGAGGAAGCTCCAGAAGAAGAAGAAGAGATGGAAGAAAAAGCTGAAGAAGAAGAAGAAGAAGAGGAAGAGGAAGCAGAAGATGAGGAAAAATCTGTAGCCGAGAAAGCTGATGACATCCACAAATCACTTACAACATTAAAGAAATACGGAATAAACGTATATGCTGGAAAGAAAACAACACCAGCAAAGAATGACACTCCTAAAGCCGAATCTTTTGATTGGATGAACGTAGAAAAATCATGGGAAGAGCTTAACGAAATAGTAGGGGAGAACTAAATATGGAATTTGAAGAATATATAAACGCCTATTATGGCGGAACGTTAGGTATCTCCAAGAGATACGGCATAGAGAAAGCAGCTGTAACAACAACAACTATGGCTGAAGGATTGAACACCTTATATGGGGCTAAAGTATTTAGTCAGTTAAACACCAAATCAGAAGTATTCAAGCTTTTAAAGAAAGAAGCATGGACACAATCTGGATGGAGAGTAATGACTGGCAGACACGACCAAACCAACGGTATTGAAGAAGGGGCAGCATTAGGAACAACTGCTCAACCAACATTTGTTGAAGTAAAGGCAAACATCGCAGAAGTAGTCACCACTTGGGAAGTAACAACTAAAGCAGAATTACTTTCAGAAGCAGATGACGGACTTGGCAACTTAGCAGCTTTCTTAAGAAAAGAAAATGCAGAAGCACACGCTTACTACATTGATGCAATGCTATTATCAGATTCAGATACGCCTTCCACAGCAACAGCTAGTGATTTCGAGACCTTAGACCGAGTAACTTTATCTCAAGCAGCCAGTGTAGCATTAAACGGCTCTTCAGTAACAGACGGAGACATGTGGGATGTAGATGATGATGGTATTGACCGTTCAACGATGACATGGGCTGATGCTTATGTATCACACAATAGTGGAACAGAACGAGCTTTAACTTTAGCTATGTTGGATGCAGCAATAACGAACTCATTGGAACAAGGAGTAAACTACTCTGATTTGATTATTCTAACAGGATATGATACTTACCAAGATATAAAACAGTTAATGATGACTCCCGCAGCTACTTATAACAACAACTGGGGTTACAATTTAGCTCAAGGCAAAGCAGGTAACATGAATGGAGTTGCAGGAGAATCTGGACTTGCTTTTGATTCAAGAGTCGGTTCCTACGATGGAATACCAATATTCCTATCACAGCACGTAATATCTGATGCAGATTCGGCATCAAGAGTATACTTGTTAGATATGGCAAACTTGGCATTCAGAGTAGCAGCACCAACTACCTATGTAGATAACACTAACATTGCAGTAACGCAAACATTGTCTAAGGACTATGCATTCCTAACTGCTGGTAACTTAATCTGTTACAAGTTTAAAACTCAAGGAAGTATTAGAGATATAGACGCTTAAGGTGATTGGAGGACTAATTAGATGGTCAAAATTACCTATATTGGGAAGCGCAATTATCGGAGCCTTCGTACTAGGGGGGGCCACCTCTTTGGTTGGAATCAAGGGGAAACCATTGATGTCGAAGACGAGGGACTTCTTGCAAAACTCAAAGCTTCAAAAAACTTTATCGAGCCAAGTAAAATTGGCAAGGAAGATGGGAGCGGGGGGCTTAAGACTCACGTCAGACCTTCTAAGTCTCTCAGCAGACCTGATAAACCCCGAAAGCACTTGGGAAAAAGCAAACAAGCAATTAAGAAAGAAGTAAAGTGTCCGAAAGGTTCTTACAAATGCAAAGGCGTATGTAGCTGCAAAGGCCTTAAAAAGCCCAAAGGACTACGTAAGCCTAAGAGGGCTGATTAATGGC